GCCCCCGCATTCAGCGTTTCCGCCCCGTTCTTGCGGGAAAAACTCCTTGCCCGAGCCACAGCGCAAGCCAGCAAGGCGCCAAGGGCGAAGCGTGTGTTGGAATTCGGCACGGTAGATGATCTTGGGCTGTGAGCCCACACGACAGCCACATGCATGTGGCCCCAACACAGGAGACACACTAACATGACCGAACTTGAAGCCTTAAGACGTGTGGCAGAAGCGGCGCAAATTCTAGCCCATAGCTGCGGCGGGATCCGTGGCCGCACGCCAGAAGATGATGACCTTTACACGGTGGAACTTGAGCACATCCGCGAGTTGAATACCGCCCTCGACGCCCTCCCCGCCCCGGCTGCGGAGGGGGAGACGGTGGAGGTGCGGATTGCCCTTTACCACCAAAACGAGGACGACAATTTTCTGCATGTCTGGTTGGAGCCCGGCCAGTATTCGCAGTTGGTTCCTGGACCGCAGCCCTCGCATTGGACACAGTTTGCCACCATCCGCGCCCGCGTCCCGCTGCCTGTTGTTCCCGAAATCGTGGGGGAGGTGGAGGGATGATCGCGCGGGATGTGATTGCCGAAGAACTGTTCGACCTTGTGACGGACACCAAGGACGAGCGCGTCTCTGCCGCCGCCTCCATTCTCTCCGCCTTCACCGCCGCTGGATACGCAGTGGTGGAGCGGCCTGCGTTGGGCGTGCAGCCTGACGACGACGCCTCCGGCCTCTACTTACGCTACCGCACGGGCGCAGAACGAGACGCCGCCGCATCTGCGCTCACCGCAGCCGCGAAGGAGACACCCGATGGACCGTGCCGCTACCTCTCCCCCGCCGAGGTCGCCGCGCTCCGGGCTGAGCGCGATGCGGCGGTGGCCAAATGCGAGCGCATGACCGAACACGCACAGCGCCGGGATCAGCGCATTCGCGCGCAGCGTGCGGCGCTTAGGCAAAAACAGGGGCAAGAGGACAATAGGAAATTTTGGTTGGGAACGATAGCAGCCCGAAGGTTTATGCGCCATAGGGAAAAAACTGACCGGGAAATTCGCGCCGAACTCACCACCCTCCGCGCCGAGGTGGCGCGGTTGCGGGCGGCGTTGGTAGTTGTGAGCCAAGGGCTTGATACCTTTCACATCAGTCCCATTGGCGGGAAAAATATCTTTGTAGACGGCGGCGATCGGTTTGCACATGAGCGCGACGTAGAGCGCTTACTTGCCGTTGCCCGCGCCGCCCTGGAGCCCAAGCCATGACCCCGCACGACGAGGCCCTAGAAGCGGCAGCGATTGCGCTTATCGTCGCCCGGAGGGAGCAATCTGGTATGTCGCCCCTTACGGCGGAAATGATTGCGTGGCTCTGCACAGCACCACAGCAACAGGGCGAAACCGAAGCAATGAGCGCCGCTATCACCGCCTACCTGCGCCACATGCGCGCCGCAGGGTATGTGGTGACGAAGGTGCCGGAGCCTGAGCCCGACTGCGGGCTGGAATACGAAACTGGCTACAACGCCTGCCGCGCCGAGATGCTCGCCAACGCCGTGGAGGTGCGCGATGAAACCTGATGATGTGCCGGATGAGTGGGCGGAACCCTTGGCGATGGCAATGTCCAACGCTCAGTGCCGCGTGCTTTACAGCACCGAGCCTTACAACGACCTCGCTGTATGGCGTTCGGTCAGCAATTACGAAATCTTGATGAAGCGCGCCCGCCACGCCCTCGCCGCCGTCATCCCGCTGGCGGTGGCGGAGGAGCGGGAGGCGTGCGCAAGGCTGGCAGAGGCATTCCCCGCGCGCACCCATGGCGCACTGGCAACCGCTCCCTACGCAGCCGCCGAACAGGCCGCAGACGAAATCGCCGCCGCCATCCGCGCCCGAGGAGAACCCCGATGAGTGAACTGTTGCCGTGCCCGTTTTGTGGTGAGGCCGCGTTTTTTGAACGTTGGATGCCAGACAACGACGGGCGTATTTATTGCCAGTCCTGCGTTGCATCTTTGCCGGTCATAGCGCGTCAGTCTGACGCCAATGCCATCGCCGCCTGGAACCGCCGCGCTCCGCAAGCTGTCAAGCAATCCTTGACAAATGCCGAAGAAACCCGCCTTCGCGCAGAAGTCGCCAGCCTGCGAGCGGCACTCGGCCAGCAGCCTCCGGCGGAAGGCGCTGAGCCTGTCGGTTGCCCGATCCCCGGCATGTGCGCTGGCGTGGCGGCTCATGCAGCGTCCTACGCCGCCGGGGCCAAGGCGATGCGGGAGATGGCGGCAAAAGAGGCCGATTGTGGCTGCCTCAACCGAGACGCAGTTCTCTCCGCCGAAACAAAATCGGACCGCTGGCGCGCGTGTCCGCGAGACCCTTGCGGCGCCGTTGATGCCGCCGCCATCCGCGCCCTGCCCCTGCCCGCCGTCGCGTCTGCGTGGCGCGATATGGACGACAAGCCGCCCCAACCCATGCCGGTGCTCTATTGGTTCGGCAAACGATGGTGGCACCAATCGGACGGAACTCCGGCCAAGATGGATCCCGTGCGCGATCCGGCCGAACGCACAGAAGCCGGTTGGTGGAACGGCGAGGAATGGTGCGAGTCCGGCACCGGCCATGATCTGTTTGAGCCGTGGAAGGAAGATCGGGACTTGCCCACCCACTGGCTGCCCCTGCCCGCCGCGCCGGAGGAAGGGGGATGAGCGAGCAACCCAACCCGGAATTGCGGTTCAACGATGACGGCACGCTTGATGAGATCGTGGCAAATGGCGCGTTCTTCCACATGGAACAGCAGGGGCCGAACCATTGGTGGCTGGCGGTTGAAGTTGGCGGTAAGAGCGTAGCCGTGTGGCTGCACTCAAACCGGAAGATCACAGCCTCGTATGAGGAGACACCCCATGACTGAATGCCGCCCGCCCGAGGGCACGCCGGATGGGACAATGTGCTGGATGGAGCGAAACGGAATGCGTTTCCGCGCTATGTGGTGCGCTCCATATGGCGCTTGGGTAAGCCAAAACGGCTACTACGCCACGCCCGAAGAAGTCGCTGCACTTGGCTGGCGCATCGCCACACCACCACAGGACCCCTCCACATGAGCCTTTACTCTTCCCCCTACATCTGCCAAACCTGCCTAGGCTACATGAACCTAGGTTCTCTCCACACCGCCTCTTGCAAGGACCATTGCGTCTCCTGCACCATCGCCAACGCCCTTTCAGACACCATTGACGCCGAGCACGAGGCCCTTTCCAATGATCGGCGCCTAGCCGCTGCCGCTCGCGAAGCCCTGAGCAACTGCATCGGCCGCTTAATCCACCTCTTCCCCACCAACAACGCTCTGGATGACCTCATCCAGACCCACATCAAACATTTGCGCAACATGAGGAACTCACTGTGAACGAAAACCCTAAGACCAAGACTTTCCGCAAGGCAGAATACAAGATTTTTGCGGAAACCGCACAGGCCCTTAACCTAACTCCAGCAAAGCTGGCGGTTGAGCTTGGCTACGCAGACAACAGTTACACAAAGTGGCAGACAGATAACGAGATGCCCTACGTTGCAAGCCTTGCGTGTAAGGCCCTTCTTTCCGCCATCCCTTGCCACAACGGCTCCCTCTATGTCCTTCGCACTCACACAAAGGAACAATCCGCCACAATCGAAACCCTCTGCAAAGCCATGGGCCTGCAGTTTCTCACTCTGGACTCCCTCTAATGCAAACTCTTTGGGTCTGGTGGCCGCACCAGGGCTTCCGTGTCTACCGTGGAGATGAATTCCCCGCTGACTGGGAACGCACCACAGAGAACATGCACGTGGAACTCCACCACGTCCTTCCGGTCTGGGACAAAGCCCTACAAAACCGCCTTTGCGACTGCTTCCACGCAGCACACTTCAACTCGGAATACTATTGGCATCCCACAAGCGCGGAGCACGCCTACACCCAAGCGCGAAGCGCCCAGGACTTCCTAGGCGCCCTCGCCATTCTGCAATCTTTCTGGCGCACAGGCGCCTAGGAGCCAAACATGGGCTGCGACATTCACTGCTATGTAGAAATCCTCACAGACAATGGCTGGGAAATACAAAATGTGTCTGTGTTACAAGACAGAAACTATCGTTTGTTTGCGATCCTCGCCGGAGTCCGCAATGAATTTGGCATAAAGCCAATAGCCTTGCCCAAAGGCATTCCTTGGAACTCCAGCAAAGAGTTTCGCACAATTTGTGAGGAATGGAGTAGCGATGGTCATTCTCATTCCTATCTGTCTCTTCAAACAATTCTAGACTTTGATTGGACACAAGAAGTAATTTTGTCTGGCCTTATCCAAAGAGATATTTGGGAAAAGTGGCACAAAACAGAAAAACTTTGTGGTGAAAGCCCCACTTGGTATTGTCAAGCAGCAGGGGGACCTGGAGTAAAAATCTGCCTTGCAGCAGATAATCTTCCAGAAGATTGCACGTATGTGCGAGACGAATGGACAATGCCATATTACCGCACAAGCCCAACTTTTTGGCAAGAGGATATCCCACAACTTTTGGCGCTTGCCCAAAAAGCAGGAGCGCTATCGTCTGTCCGCCTTGTATTCTTTTTCGATAACTGAGGAACCTCCCATGCCTCTCACCCCCACTGCGGAACAGTCCGCAATCCTCAACGCCACCCGAGACAGCGGCGCGTCTCTCATGATCTCCGCCTACGCAGGAACCGCCAAAACCACTACCATTGAGATGCTTTCCGCCCACCTCCCTGCCACCAACCCCACCCTGGCCTTGGCCTTCAACGTGAAGATCAAGGAGGAACTCGAACGCCGCCTCCCCAAACACATCACAGTCAAAACCATGAACGGCCTTGGCCACCAAGCCTGGGGCAAGGCCCTGGGCAAACGACTTACCCTTGAGACCCAAAAGCTGGGCAAACTCATCACCCAAAGCGCGAAGGACGCTAAGCTGGAGCTTTCGCGCGAGGCCTGGAACGACGTTCGCGTGCTGGTCTCCGCCGCTCGCAGCGCGGGCATTGTCCCAAGCAAATTCCCCCAGCGCGGCATCACCCCCGACACGAAGGAGTCCTGGGCCGACCTCGCGGAGGACTATGACGTGACGCTCACGCCAGCCCTTCTCCGTTTCGCGCAGGAGGTTTTGGTGGCCTCTTGCAAGCAAGCCTTCCAGGGCATCATCGATTTCGACGACCAGATCTACATGAGCGTTTGCTTCAACGGAGTATTTCCCCGATTCCACACAGTCCTTGTGGATGAAGCTCAGGATCTTTCCCTCGCGAACCACCTCATGGTGCAGAAAGTCCGCCCAGAGCGGCTCATCGTTTGTGGGGACCCCAAGCAAAGCCTCTACGCCTTCCGAGGCGCCGCGAGTGACTCCATGGGCAAAATGCGTTCCCTTGCGCAAGAGTGGATTGATCTTCCTCTCACGTTGACATTCCGCTGTCCCCGGGCTGTAGTTGCGCGACAGCAACAGCACGCCCCCGGCTACCGTGCGGCAGAAACCAACGCCAAAGGCAGCATCTTAGACCTCCAGGGCAACCCTTGGAGCATTAAAGACCTCCCAATCTCCGGCTCAACCGCAATCCTTTGCCGCAACAATGCCCCCCTCGTTAAGCTCGCATTCAAGTGCCTCCGGCAAGGCCACGCCATTTCCATGCTAGGGCGCGACCTCGGCAGCGGCCTTGTCAAAACCGTGGAGAAACTTCCAGGCCTTTCCGCCTCCAGCCCAATCACAGAAGTCTTCCGCACCCTCACCACCTGGTTCGAAAGCGAACGTGGAAAGCTTCTTGCCTCTGGCAAGGAGGCAAAAGTGGAAAAACTCTCTGACCGTTACGAAAGCATCCTTGCTATTGCGGAGAATCCGTCCATCACTACTCAAGACGAACTCGTCTCTGCCATCAAAACACTTTTCTCAAAAGAAAACGGGCGCCTTGTGTTTTCCTCTGTCCACCGGGCAAAAGGTCTCGAGTGGGATGTAGTAATGCATTTGGACCCTTGGCGTGTGCCCTCACGCTTCGCCAAGAGCCCGGAAGCCATCACACAAGAGGACAACATCAGGTATGTTTGTGAAACTCGCGCAAAGCACACGCTCATGCTTGCAAATTTGGAGGATTTTTCTTGAAACCGAAGATTGACTACATCTTTCAGTGTTTGGACCATTCCATGGTAACACTACCATTTAACTCCGAGTCTGCGGCAAAACGCTTTCGCCTTTCGCTTTATCATTGGCGCACACGCGCGGCGCTGCGCGATCCCAGAGCACTCGACGTGAAGATCACTCTTCGCGGCAGCACTATCACTCTCATCCATGCACCAGAGGAGCAGCCCAATGTTGATAGCGTATAGCCCAGAACCAGACAGTGCCTACGCATCCCCCTGGATGTATAAAGTTTGTGGTTGGCTCCTTGCTGAGGGCAAGGCGGAATTTGAGACTCTTGAACTTTCTCGCCCTGGCCAAAATACAGTCTGTTGCGACGTTCCAGCAGGGACTATTCTTTCTTGGGGTCGTCGTAATTACAAACGAGGCAAAAGCACTTTTCACTTCGGGGTAGTTCTTGCAGATGGAGATCTTCTTCCACTCTCTGCCGAACAACTGCGGAAATACTTCCATGGACTTTGAGGCAAAAATCAATGCCCTTGAGTCCGAAGGCATCCACTTGCTTTTCGCCGGAATTTGTCATGACAAACGCAGACCCAAATACTGGGTGCAACTCCAATGGCACCCGCACGGAGCTTACGCGTATGGCAATACCTTGAGTGAGGCGTTAGCCGCGACAGAGCTTGCCTTACGCGTAGAGCACACTACCGCAAAACAGTCCACAATCACCCTGGAGGACCTTGGCCTTGCATAATCTTTTGCCCTACGCCTATACAATACCGACAGAAAAATGGTCTGACGGTCCCTGGAACCACGAATCAAGTCTTGTGCAATTCGTATCGCATGGATTTCCTTGCGTGGTGCTGCGCACATTCAGTGGCTATCTCTGTGGTTACGTTGGAGTCCCCAAAGACAACCCATTCGCGCAAGGACTTCTGGCGCCAGAATCTCTCTCTGTTCATGGCGGCGTGACTTGGAGAGAATTTTATGATTCTAAACCTGGACCATTCGCAAATGAGCTTTTCTGGATCGGCTTTGATTGTGCACACTCAGGGGATCTTTCTCCGGGTCTTGAATTTTCTCTCCGCACCCACAGCGGCAGTCATGTGATTTATCGCAACATTGATTATGTCACAGCTGAATGTATTGCACTTGCAAAGCAAATTGCAGAGACTAAATTTATACTTCCTACCCAAGAATACATCCTTAGCCCCATAGGCCATCACAAACTCTTGCAACTCCTTCCAGAATTTTATGGAGAAGAAAAGGCCATTCTCGAGGACATTCTCACAAACCACTGCCGGCTCCGCACATAACCTATACTTCGCCCATACCTTCCCGTTTGGGCGTTGTGGGGCGGACTGGGGCCACATGAACGCCACATGCATGTGGCCCCAACATTCCCCCTTCACACAATCCCCAATCCATGGCACACTCCTAATCGCGAAATGTCGCACAACCCGGCGCCACGGCGCCACCATATAGGAACCTTCCCAAATGGCCAAGGCCAAGACTAAGCCCGCCCAGGACGCTGCGGATGCCACCACGGATGCCGGTCCGTCCCATATCAAGGTGCAGGGCATTCTCTTTCCCGTTTCCCCCCGCTATGCCGAGGGCCATCCCCTTACTGCCCAGGAAGCCGCCGTTCTCAACCAGACCCTCTACGAGAACCTCCGCAACAACTTTGCTTCCCACATCCGTAAGACTGTGGAAGAGTCGGCAAAGGCTGCCGGGGTAGAGGCTGAGGGCCATACCCTTTCCGAGGATGAAGTCTCCATCCTTCAGGCCAAGTTTGCGGAATATGCCCAGGCTTACACGTTCGCCGCGCCGCGCGCCGGTCGGACTCCGGTGGACCCGCTCCAGCGCGAGATGCGTGCCATTGCCAAGGAGCGCATCCTTGCCGCCCTGGCCGCGAAGAACGTCTCCGTCAAGTCCCTCCCCGAGGGCAAGATGGACGAGTTCATCGCAACCGCGATCGAGCGCCGGCCGGAAATCCGTGAGGAAGCGCAGCGGCGCCTGGACGCGCGCAAGATTGCGGCAGACGATCTCATCGACCTGTAAGGGGCTTTTGTCCCCTCTCCTAAGTTTGCAGGGCATTTCGCCCTGCATTCTTAGGGGCGCGCCCTGGGGGCGGCTCCTCCCGGTGTGAACAGAGGCATCCCTCCCCCTCTGCACTTAAAGTGGTATTCCCAAACGCCCGCCGGGTCATATGAGGCAGCAATGGACAGACTAACAGAGTTACTATATCTCGCAATCAATTCCCCCTTGGGAATTGTGGTTGCTTGCCAGGATGCGGGGCAAACACAGAACCGCCTTTACGCTGCCCGCAATCGCGCGCGAGATACGTCTCTTGCCCGCCTACAAGTTCGCCGAAGCCCTTCCAACCCAGAAGGAGAAATTTGGATTGTGAAAGGAGAAGAAAAGTGAAACGCAATTCCGAGGCAATGACTCGGCGCCACATCTGGATCGATGACGAGACCTGGGATAAACTCATAGAGCACTATGAGGACACCCTCGGCCCAAGCGCGGCCATTCGCAAAATTCTCAAAGCCTTCTTTGTATCTCTTGAGGCCAAGGCCCAACGTAAAGGCACCGCACAACCCCCTCTGGACCCGGAAACGCTATGAACGAGCAAACAGACCCCAGTGCAGTCTCTCCCGTAAAGGATATTTCCCCAAATTCTCTTGATGAACTCTTCTCCCGAGACCCCCTTGAGCTTGCTGACGCAGACATTGACAAAATTGTAGCCGTTTTGCGTGAGCGCAGAAACAACTGGTTGATCGCAGAGGAAGCCCCAAAGACCAAACGCGCTCCCGCGAAGAAACTCACTCAGGATGAAGTCAACGACTTGCTCAAAGACCTCCCCATCTAGGACACTCCTATGCTCAACCCCGCAGATGAACTGATTTTGCAAAACTTCGTATCCTCCCTGGCAGACATGTGCGACCTTCAACGCGAAATCAACACCAAAATTCGCTCCCCCATCATTCACAGCGCCCTCACTTCCGACGACATTGCGAAGCAACTCCAGCTATTGCTCTCAATCGCCGGTGATATGCGGCTCAACATTGCCCAGGCATTTCTCGAGAGGACTCTTGAGAATGTTTGACCCATCCCCCTGGAACTCCGCCTTTTCTCCTACCATCCCAGGGCTTCAAATCGCCTGGGATAGCACTTCCCTGGGCACCCTCAAAGAATGCCCCCGGAAATACCAATTCACCATGCTCCAGGCATATGCTCCGCGTGGGAGCAACATGCACTTAGTCTTTGGTCAGGTCTATCACTCCGCTCTGGAGGTTTATGACCATTTCCGCTCTCAGGGCGCCGATCATGACACCGCCACTCGCGAAGCCGTTCGCCGAGCCCTCCGTGACACATGGGATCGCGAAACGCAAACCCCTTGGACCTCCGACGACAGCTACAAGAACCGGCAAACCCTTGTCCGCACCATCGTCTGGTATCTTGAGCAATTCGAGAACGATCCTGCAGAAACCATTCAACTTGCCAATGGCAAACCCGCAGTAGAGCTTTCGTTCCGTTTTGAGATCTCCCACCACGCCCAAGACGGCACACCCTTTATGCTGTCCGGACACATGGATCGTCTCGTAAAATTCGGGGATAAAATCTACGTCCTCGACCGCAAGACCACCAAGAGTGCTTTGTCCCCCCAATACTTCTCTCAGTGGACACCCAACAACCAGTTCTCCCTCTACGCCCTCGCGGCGAGGGTAATCTACCAAACCCCTGCTGAAGGACTCATTGTTGATGCCGCGCAAATCGCAGTCGGGTTCTCCCGCTTCCAGCGGGGCATCATCCCGCGGAACGAGTCACAACTTTCTGACTGGTACAACGACACAGTTTATTGGCTCACGCTCGCCGAGCGCTTCGCCCAAGATCAATACTGGCCAGCCAATGACAAATCGTGCTCCAACTACGGCGGGTGCCCGTTCCGCAGTGTCTGCGCCAAAGGCCCGGAAGTGAGAGACCTTTGGTTGGAAGCAGATTTCACCAAGCGGGTATGGGATCCCCTCATTGTGCGGGGAGATATTTGAGATGCCAAAGCCGCCATTCACACAATACCACGATGCTCACGGCCTTGTGCATCATCTCATGCCCATCTTGTATGGCACAAGCCAAACTGGCGCTCGCGCTTGGATCACCCTCGCAATAGATGACATTCTTGGTGGAAATGAAACTCTGGAAACGCTTCAAGACTTGGTGCTTGAGAGAGAATACACCTTCGGAGTCCCAAGCTTCCTCCACTCAGGATGGTTCCTCGAGGGTTTACGAACTTACTCATGATGAGCTTCTTCGCGCCGCAGGATGGCAGAAAATAGCTCCGGCAAAAGCCCGCATACAGCGCCTAAACCTACCTTGCGGCCCACTCTATCGCGCCTCACCCCCACCCTGGAGAACCCCTAGTGGCATCCCTGACCAAGCACCACAGCACTAATGTCGCAAAAATCCTATTTGCGGGAGAGTCTGGCGCAGGCAAGACCGGCGCCCTCGCGTCACTCGCTTCCGTCGGCTACAACCTCCGCGTGCTTGACCTCGACAACGGCCTGGATGTTCTTGTGGATCTCCTCTCCAATCCAAGTTCCCAATACGACAAAGCTGGCGCTTCCCGCGTAAGCTACATCACTATCACAGAAGAAATGCGCATGATCAATGGTGCCATTGCACCCCGCACTGCCAGCGTTTGGCCCAAAGTCACCAGCGTTCTGAACGATTGGAAAGACGGAGAGGAATCCCTCGGCCCTGTCACAAAGTGGGGACCTGACGATGTGCTCGTGATTGACTCTCTCACTCTTCTCGGCATTTCCGCCATGAATTACGTGCTGCAACTAAATAATCGCCTCGGCAAGCACCCGCATCAAAGCGATTGGGGCCAAGCGCAGAATTTACTCGAGGCCCTCTTGCAACTACTTTATTCCACTGCAGTTCCCTGCAATGTCATAATCAACTGTCATCTCACCCGCAAAGATGAGCATAGTGAAGATGTTGCTGTAACATTGAGTTCTATGTATGGTGGCAGTGCGGACGCAAAACGCTACCCTCTGAGCCTTGGCCGCGCCCTGTCTCCCAAAATTGGGCGTTACTTTAACACCATTCTTCTGGCCTCTGCCGAGGGCGCCCGCGGAGCGCTCAAGCGCAAAATCTATACCACCACCATCGGGGATGTAGATCTCAAAAACACCGCCCCTCTCAAGGTCAAGTCCGAATATCCTTTGGCCACCGGCCTTGCAGAATACTTCTTTGCTCTGCACGGGAGATTTCCCCTGCGGGCATAACTCTATGGGGCGGCGGCATTTTGATCTACTGACACGGCAGTAGCTGCATGGCTAACCTGCGCAGCTTTTGGTGCCCCTTGCTCATAGGCCAAAGGCAACATGCGTTAACAGTTCCCGCCTGAAACACGTTGGCTGAAGGTTAGCAACCGTGACACCACTTTGGAGCAACTTACATGCGAAAGACCAAAGACTTTGAGAAACAATCTGCGCCCTCCTGGGCTGTGCGCGTCCCACAACCCCCACGGCAGCAATTCGACCGTGCGACTGAGCGCAGCATCATCCGCAGCATCAAACGTCAAGCCGAAGGCCGCTGGAATGGCAAAGGAGACCCCAAGGCAGCCTCGTGACTTCTGTGCAGGTGGAGGACCCTCCGCAACAGTTCAAATCTGTTGACCTGCTCAACCAAACCACAAGGACCAAACTCACCATGGCAACCGTAGACTTTAAGACCCTGCTCTCCGCCCCAACCGAGAACATCAAGCCGCCCCGCGCACTCCCGCCCGGAACCTATCGCGGAATGATCGTTAGCCGTGAATTCGACAAGTCCAAGCAGAAGGAGACTCCTTTCGTCCGTTTCGACGTGAAGGTGGCCTCTGCTGAGGCTGACGTGCCAGAGGAGGATCTTGAGGGCATTGATCTGTCCTCCAAGACTCTGCGTGCGACTTACTATCTCACGCCGGACTCTTCCTTCCGCATCGTGGACCTTGCGAAGTCCTGCGGGCATACGCCTGCCGGGCGGACCCTCGGGGAACTCATTGAGGACCTCGCCATGAACACCCCCGTGCTCATGGAAGTTACTCAGCGTCCGTCGCAGGACGGTGAGACTTTCTACAACGACATTGCCAAGATGCGCGGCGAGTCGTAACCACCAACCGGGCGGAGGGAAACCTCCGCCCAACCGGAGGCCACGCATGGCAATTACGGACGACTATCAGCGAGTCCTTTGCACCAGCATCATCATCAAACGAGAAGAACGCCAACGCAAGGATCTCAAAATCACGGAAGAGTTCAAAGACTCCATTAAGGCTCGTGGAGTCCTCCTCCCCATCATTATCACACGAGATCTTGTGCTCGTGGCCGGGGAGCGTCGCCTCACCGCCAGCCTTGAGCTTGGCTTAGAGTCCATCCCATGCAGGTTCTTTGAGGATCTCGATCCCGCGGAAGCCCAAATTGTCGAACTCGAAGAGAACGTCAAGAGGCAGGACCTTTCCTGGCAGGAAATCGTCACCACAATTCGGGACCTCTACGCGCTATACGAGGCCCGTGAGCCTGATCTAACTCATGCGGCCTTCGCGGCCCGTGTAAACATGACGCGTTCATGGGTGAGTGCCCTATTGCGTGTGGGGGAGGATATTGATAACCCCCGCATTGCGGCCATGCCTACGGTCAATACCGCGTTGAACACGCTACGGCGCCAAGATGAACGTAGGGCCGGGGATGCTATTAATTCCATCGTTTCCGCCGCCCCTGACGCCTTTGACAAGGTGCCCAAGGGTATCCCCACGGAACCAGCCCCAACGCTATCCACGACGCCTAGCGCACCCGTGGTGCCCAAATCCGAACCCCTTTCCCCCATCATCCACACAAGCTTTGCCGAATGGCTCCGCACATACAAAGGCGAGCGCTTCAACTTTCTCCACTGCGACTTCCCCTACGGAGTCAACCTCTTCGACGGCGAATACGGTGCGGCTTCGGGAGACAAGCACTACGAGGATACACCGGAGGTTTACTTCCAACTCATTGACCTTCTTGCGGAGAATCTCGACCGTGTGCTTGGCTACTCCGCCCATGTAATGTTCTGGTTCTCCATGGAACACTACGAGGCAACACTTTCGCGTTTCCGTGAGCGCATGCCAGACATTGTGTGGAACAAATTTCCTCTCATCTGGGCTAAGAGCGATAACGTCGGAATCATGCCTGATCCTAAGCGCGGCCCACGCAGGGTGTATGAGACCTGCCTTATGGGTTCTCGCGGAGATCGTCCTGTTGTTAAGCCCATCGCCAATTTTTACTCTTGCCCAACGGATAAGCAATTTCATCCTAGCACAAAACCCGTACCTATGCTGAAGCATTTCTTCCAGATGTTTGTGGACAATTCCACACATATGCTGGACCCAACCTGCGGCAGCGGTAGCGCCCTTCGCGCTGCTCTTGATTGCGGAGCCCCTTACGTCCTAGGCTTGGAACATGACGAGGAACACTACACTAACGCCGTGCGTGCCTACACCAACTGGAAAAACATGAGGAAAATCACCAATGCCTAAGATCAAGAAGCCAATCTCCACCAAGAAGTTGCCCTCCACCAAGAAGTTGCAGCATATGCAGGATCCCATTGCATTTCAGATTAACCAATATCCTCCCGCCGAGCGCACCCTGGAAGATCATTGCGTAGATACGTTGAAGAAACTCGGCGACATTTTGGTCTCTCGTGGTGCATCCTACGGAAGCTTCTTTCAGAACTCCGAGATGGCCATCTCTATCCAGGAAGTCCTTCAGACCACTGGCGCAGATTACCGCACTGCTATGCATGATCGAGCGGAGGCTCAGGCCGGGGCCTCTGTCCCGCTGTCCCTCATCCACCTTTTGCTCAATGCTACCAACATGATTGCTGCGAAGCAGTCCCGTCTTTTCGCCACACCTCTTCACGCAGACTCATGGCTCGATCTTGCAGGCTATGCCATTCTGGCCCATGCCGCGATTGCAATGAAAGGCCCCAAGGATGCGTGATCCGCTGGATCTCATCGTTTCATCCTCTTGGGGCAAGGCCGGAGAACTTGCTTTCGCATTGGAGTGGCGCCCGCAGGGGCGCCATTTCCAAACTCCAACACAGCGTTCTGGCCGTATGCTAGATGAAAGTGCCGACTTCGCTTTCCTCCCAACCAAAGGCTCCACCCTCCACCTAATCCTGCCCCTGTCTCAACATACACTCAACGTCGCACAATACGTTTACGACATGGGACGCGCAAACCTTGTCATCTACAAGTGAGCCATTCTCCCACAGCTCCGGCCCGCGCAACGCCCGCATCGCTATTGTGGGCGACGCTTGGGGCGAACAAGAGGCCCTCACTGGCATGCCCTTCATGGGCACCAGTGGGCAGGAACTCACACGCATGCTTCTCGATGCGGGAATCTCCAAGCGTGAGTGCTTTCTAACCAATGTGCTAAACTTACGGCCTCCTGGTAACAACGTGGAGGCTCTTTGCGCAGCAAAAACCATCGTTGGAAAGGAGTATTCCCTGCCTCCGCTCGCGGCAGGGAAATACCTTTTGCCTGAGCATTTGCATCATGTTGAACGCCTAAAGGCGGAACTCCTTACAGTCAACCCTAATCTTGTCCTCGCACTTGGAGCAACCGCCTGTTGGGCACTTCTTGCTGGCGCAAAACTCTCCGCCGTGCGAGGCACTATCGCGCAGGGGGCGCTCACTTCGCATAAAGTCCTTCCAACCTTTCATCCATCTTTCATTTTACGCAACTGGTCTCAGCGCGCTGTCGCCATCGCGGATCTCCGCAAAGCCGCCCGCGAGGCGGAATTTCCCGAAATTCGCCGCCCCAAGCGCAGTGTGCTCTTTTCTCCCACCTTGGAAGAAATCGAAGCCTACGCCACGGCAGATCATGCGATCCTTTCCGTTGACATTGAAACCACTCGCGGACAAATGGCCAGCATTGGCTTCGCCTCTACACGAGACTTTGCCATTGTCATCCCATTCATCACGGATGAGAAAGTGCCCCGCAGCTTTTGGCCCTTCGCCAGCCAAGAAGCCCGAGCGCTTCGCGCAGTCAAGCATTTGCTTGAGCGCCCAATTCCCAAGCTATTCCAAAATGGCCTCTACGACTTACAATACATTGTGCCTTTGGGCATCCGCCCCTGGAACACCATTCACGACACCATGCTACTTCATCACAGCCTCTACCCAGAGTTGCGAAAGGGCCTTGGTTTTCTAGGGTCGCTTTACACTGATGAGGCCTCTTGGAAAATCCTTGGAGGCAAAACCGACAGCACAAAGAGGGAGGAATAACCTCATGCCCAAACTTGACTGGAGTTTCTTCACTGGAAATGCCATGACAAAACTTGACTGCACTATCACCTATGGGCACCACAAAGTAAACCTCTACGCCATCACCGACAAGCAACGCCAAGCCCTGGTCAATCTCCTGATTTCCCTCGAAAAGGACCTCTCCAATGCAGCGCGTGATGATTGAAAGCCCGTTCCGGGCAGAAAATTTTGAAATGCTTGTGCGGAACCTCGATTACGCACATGCATGCGTGAGGGATTCTCTTCGCCGACGTGAAGCCCCATTCGCAATGCATCTCTTTTACCCAAATTATTTAGATGAATATAATGCCGCCGAGCGGGCGCAAGGCATCACCTGCGGTCTCATGTGGCTTCGCGCTGCAGACAAAGTAGCACTCTATATTGACCACGGTAAAACTCCCGGCATGCTTGCGGCAGAGGAACTTGCGTTGCAATGCAAGATTCCTGTGGTGTATCGGAGGCTGGTAGAATGATGTTTCGCACGCTCTAGGTCCCTCCCATGCCCCATTTCGACACCTCCACCATCGACATATCTGCCCGCGACGTGCTCCCTGAGCAGCGCCAGATCTACAACGGCCTTGATTGCATGCTCACACTCGAGATCTTCGAGGAAATCACACGCGGGACCAATCGAGACCTCACGAGCTATAATTTCTCCCGCGCACTACAAGGCCCCATTCTTGAGATCATGCTTCGGGGCTTTCGAGTAGACAAGAGCGCGCGACATAATGCTGTCGCGCGCTTGCGCGCCCGCGAAACACGCCTACGCTATCAGCTTAACGCTTTCGCCCAGGCCGTGTGGGACAAACCGCTAAACCCTCGCAGCACACAACAACTTCAGCAATTCTTCTACACCACAATGAAATTGCCTGAAATCTGGATTTCCCAGAAGGGCGAACGTAAGCTCTCCATGAACCGGGAGGCTCTGGAAAAACTCGACCTATACTTCTATGCTAGGCCCATCGTTTCCACCATCCTCGCAATTCGTGCTTGCGCAAAGCAAATTGAGGTGCTAGAGACCGAAATTTCCCCCGACGGGAGAATGCGCACAAGCTACAACATCGGCGGGACAGAAACTGGAAGGCTTAGCTCAAGTGCATCCGCAGACGGCACTGGGAGCAACCTCCAAAACATCGAGGCCGGACTTCGCTACATTTTCATCGCAGATGAGGGCATGGAACTCTGCGTGATTGACTTGGAGCAGGCGGAGTCCCGCGAGGTCGGACTAAAAGTTGGAGTCCTCTTTGACGATTGGGCCTATCTGGATGCCTGCGAAGGGGGAGACCTCCACACCACCACCTGCAAGCTAATTTGGCCTCAACGTGCATGGAGCGGAAACGCGAAAGCAGATAAAGCCCTGGCAGAAGAGAATTTCTACCGGCACTACAGTTATCGAGATATGTCCAAGCGAGGGGGCCACGGCAGCAATTATTTTGGCACCCCCTTCACCATGGCGAGACACCTCAAAGTTCCCTCCCAACTCATGGTAGACTTTCAAGAGCGTTACTTTGACGCCTTCCCCGGCATTCGCAAATGGCATCGCTGGGTTGCAGAGCAACTTCAAACCACACAAACTCTCACCACCTTTTGGGGACGCGAGAGGCAATTCTTTGGTCGCCCAAATGATGACACCACTCTCCGCGAAGCCATTGCTTTTGAGCCACAATCCTGCACCGCCGATCGCACCAACTTTGGCCTCTACCGCATCTGGAAAGAATTTGGCCCAAAAGTGCAACTCCTCGCCCAAACCCATGACTCCGTTTCCTTCCAATATCCGCGAGCACTCCGCGATGAGGTTGTGCCTCGCGCGGTGGCGTTGATGGAAATTCCAATAACCGTTGCAGGGCGCACGATGGTTGTGCCGGGAGAAGCCAAGGTGGGTTACAACTGGGGATACCAGAAATTCGATAAAAAGTCAGGTAAAATGCAGAACCCCAACGGGCTCCGCAAATACGCTCCTGGCATGAAGATGGAGCGAGTCTCTTTGCTCGACCTTCCCATTGAGTAAAGCCTCGTGGATTTCATCACAGAATACATGGATTACACCGATGGTATTCCATCGCCAGAACTCTTTCGCCTATGGTCGGGCATTTCCACCGTGGCAGGGGCATTAGAGCGCAGAGTCTGGGTTTCCACCTCCCGGGCAGTATTGTTTCCTAATCTCTTTGTGCTTCTTGTTGCCCCGCCAGGGGTCGGTAAAACCCAAGCCATTGCCACAGTCTCAGATCTCTGGTATGCCACCAAAAAATTCCACGTCGCTCCCGATAACATGACCAAGGCCGCGCTCATCGACGCCATCCGCGACGCCAGCACAAAGCGCATCATCCCATCAGGACTCTTCGAGTACAACTCCCTGCTAACCGCTGCGGATGAATTCGGCGTTCTTGTCCCTGCGCATGATTTGGAGTTTCTCTCCGTCCTGAACAAAATCTTCGACAACCCACGAAGCTATCGAGAAAATCGCCGCCACATGGAAGTCCAAGTAGAAATTACGCGCCCGCAGCTTAATATTATTGCAGGCACTCAGCCCGGCTTCATGGCATCTCTTCTTCCAGAAGAATCCTGGTCTATGGGCTTCACTTCACGTCTCTTGATGATTTACTCTGCGACCCCAAGCAAGATTGAACTCTTCGCCAAGCAAGAAGATCGCCGCGCCCAATGGGGCAGACTTGTTTCCAGGCTTGAGCAATACTCTGACCTTCTTGGTGAAATGGAAATCACGCAAGAATCAAAAGATATGCTGCAAAAATGGGCCACCGCAGGTTGCGAGCCCGTCCCACAGCACAGCAAACTTCAGCATTACGTCCCTCGCAGGATCATATACATCTTAAAGCTCGCTATGATTTCCGCAGTCTCTCGCACGGGAATGCTTTGCATTGAGCCCCCTGATGTGCAACGTGCCTTTGATTGGCTGTTGTTTGCGGAAAAACTTATGCCAGATATCTTCCGTGACATGACGCTTAAGAGCGACTCCCAGGTCATTGAGGAACTTCACTTCTTCCTGTGGCAACTCTTCACCCGAGAAAATCGCCCCATCCACGAAACCCGAGCAATCCACTTCCTGCAACAACGCCTTCCCGCGGAAAAAATCGAGCGCGTCCTCGGTATTGCCGTTAAGTCTGGCATTCTCGAGGCCCATTCAACTACACTCGGCCCGGCATATGTGCCGGTCGCCAGCCATAAGCATGGAATCCCCGAATGACACCAACAGAACGCCTTGCAGATATACTTAACAAACTAAATCTTACCTCTATGCCCCACTATTGGGCTGGAGCGATTGTGCGAGAACTAGCAACCCACGGCATAACCTTGGAGAAATCTCATGGACCTCGAGACGCTCGCCAAAACGATCTGCTGCCCCAACGGAAAATGCCTACACCCGGAGGGATGCTATACGACAGATCACAGAAGGATGGTGTCGGTAAACCTATGGGAAAGTGCGAAGGCGTTGCTTGCGCAGACAACCCCCCGCGCTAGCGCACTGCGAGATGGAGATCACCCCGTATGATTAAGGTCCCTGGACATGGCGTATGGTTTGCCAAGAGTGCATTACACAGCATGCAAATCTATTACGAGCCGGATTATCCTGCCTGGATACTAACATTAAATATTGGGGCAAAAGATGGTCCTCTGTATTTGCAGTATTCTACGGAAGCTGCTGCTGAGGCTGTGGCTCAGGTTATTGCGGATGCGGCTGGGGCCATGTGAATGTCGCCTCCATGTGGCCCCATTGCGCTAACGCAACATCGTCTAGGACGGCGCTACACGGCGCCGCACGCCGCCCCGCACCTACCCTACCAGCCACCCCTTAGACCGGCGCCACGCGCCACGCCACGCCCGGCACGCCCATGCCGCGCCCCCATCTTCACCCCATCCGAAAGGCAACCCCATGCTAGACGATGCTATTACCTCTTTCTTCCTCGGCCTTGCTGGCCTCGCCACAGTCATCGCCATCCTAGCCTGCGTCCTAGTCATCGCGCTATGAGTGAAAAGGGGGCCAAATGGCCCCCTTCCTACTCCGGCGGACTCGCAAATAGCATATTCCCACCCGCCCCCACAAGGGGCACGGTAGTGCGCATTAGGCCAGTTTGAAGTGCCCCTGGATGTGGTACAGCACTGCGACGAAGAAGCGCACTGGAATATTTTTGATTATTTCGGATTAAATCAAGCATGAGTTTTCCACCCAAAACTGTGCCTGCGACACCGAGAGCCGCCTGCCCGGTCGTCACGGGGGCATTCATCAGTGCCCCTGCGCCAGCGGCTACACCACTCAGCGGCAGCAACCGCGGTGCCTTTGTTGCAATGTTAGTCTCATCAAATGCAAGGCCAGCACGTCCAAGTTTTCCAAGAGGGCTTTCATCTCGCAGCCTATCCGTGCGCATATGACGCTCTACCGCAGCGGCAATATTCTTCGGCTGAATTTCTCCCGTCACAGGGTCGGCAATATCTTCCGAGATTTTAAGATTCCGCCATTGCTCTCTTCCTGTGCGAATGTTTTCTAGAGCATCTCGCGCAAGCGCCAACATTTCCGCATCACCATTTGCCATTGCGCGGCGAATATTCTCCTCCGCCCCACGTTCCAGCTGCTCATGCAACATATTCCGAATCTGCACCGCAGCGTGCCGCACATCAGGATCAGACGCCTGCAACGCTCGCGCAAGATCACTCGTCGGGCGGCCTGGCGCACCACGAGAAGTCATTTCAAGAAATTCTCTCCCAGAGATCACTCCTGGGGAGTCCGCATGGAATGTGGCAATAAGGCCATTCCTTACACGGTTGAGTGCAGGATTTTCCCAGACTTTCTCTGGCAGATTCTCCACCACATCCATGTATGCATTGAAGAATTGATCATCCAGCGGAATATGCGCACCCTGCGCACCTCGCTCAATCTGCTGACCAATCCGGGTTTCCACTGCACGACGCTCCGCGGAAGTTACCGGCATACGAGCTTCGCCAAAAGTCTCTGCAATTTTTCGCGTGACTTCAGCGTTACTCAGCGCCAGTTTATTTTCCGTCCGCGGAGCCGCGTGCAAAGCCATCTGCGGCATACCCTCCCCCGCCATGACCTCTTGCCCGAGTTTTGCCGCCTGCGGATGAATGCGGGGACCATAAATGCCCCGCCCAACAGTTTGCGCAATTGCCGTGCCCAGGCCGCCAAGGCCAACGCCTAGGCCACCTCCGATCCCTATATGTTCCCATGCAGGTATATCCACATTTGGCGCAGTCGCAGCCGCCCCGGCGATGCCCTGCACCCCGCCTTGCGCGGCACCGGAGAAGAATTTCCCCGCAGTGTTGGCACCTTCTGCCGTGCCGGGAGTCCCATAGCCTCCCCGACCCAACAGAAAATTTCCCACACCTTCTGCACTTGGCAGATGACGATCAACAAACCGCCCAACCGCACCTAAACGGGGCAACACGCTGGAAACTGCCTCCCCCACTACTGGCGCACCAGCGCGGATTAGTGCATTTGCTCCTGCACCAAACGCTCCCGCAAGCGGCATTCCACCAGCAATCTCAAGTCCCATAGTCCCCCAGGGATCTTGATCTCTTGCATTGGCAATGCGCTTATCTAACCTTACACTGTCCGCATCGACACGTCGGGGTTGCTCTCCGCGCCACCACTCTGTGAGTGGCCCTGT